TGAGTCCGTGCGGTAGAAATTTCTTTATTAAGCTCAAGAACTTGTTTGTTGTGTTCAATTTCCTGTTTTTCCGACTCCCTTAGCCGTTGATTTTGCAACTCAATTTGTTTACGCTGATTCTCAAATAGTTTTAAATCCACGCCACCCTTATTAGCAATTGAATGAATTTGAGCAACTAAATTATTAATATCTTTCTGAAGCCGCTTGACTTCCTCAGAATCTTTTTTCAATCCCCCCTCACCCAACAAATAAACTTTCCGATCCTGTAAATCATAAAGTTGATTTTGCAGTGGCATTAATGCGGCCTTAGCACTGTATTCAATCTGCGCCTTATCAATTGTTAATTGGATACCCTGTTTTGTCGCATCATCGCCAACTAATGATTGCTGCAATTTCAACTGATTAATGTACGCTTCATGGACGCGAGATAACTTTTCAATTTCTCGCTGACGATCCTTGTTCTTCTCGATTTCTTTTTCTGCACTGGACTGGTTTAAATTATTGGTTTCTAACTCCAAGTCTCGCAACTGTTTCTGAGATTTGATGATTTCATCTAACTGATTAATTGCTTTGGAGTAATCCACGCCAGCATCATCCGGCGTAACAGTTTCACCACGCTTTTTAGCCGCTGCCAAAATCTCTAATTTCTTATTTCTGGCATCAAGAAGATCCTCGCGTTCCTGAGAAAATTTGATCAAATTCTCCTGATACCTGTTATCAATCTCGTATTGTTTGGCGCGTTTCTGAATAATCTTTTTAGCTTCATCATCTGGGGCTAAAGCCTCGTAAGCTGCAAACTCAGCCCGTTTTTCTTTGTCTAGTTGATCACGTTTTTTAGCATCTAATTCTCGCTGCTGTTTTTGAGCGTTATCAGCCTGTTTAGTAGCCGCGTCAATCTCATCTTTAATTTCTCGATATTTGGTTTCTGCAAGTTTACGCCGTGCTGCTAATAAATTCCGTTGATCTTCGGCATTGCCACCTTGAGCGACACCTGGGGTTTGCGCTAATTCCCCGTTCCCCGTTCTCCGTTCTCCAATAGCTGCTTGTTGAGCAGGTGTAGTATTTGACTGGCTCAGAAATAATTGCATCTCAGAGTTACGCCGCTTGGTTAATCCTGGCAATGCTTGTTTAACTCCGCGATGTTCACCTTTATTCCACCTCAGAAACTCTTTAGCCGCACCTGCATAATCTCCAGAGTTTAGTTTTTTGAGTAGGGTACTTTCTCCTAATGCCCCTTCACCCACGTTAAAAGCGAACGAGGTCAAAGCATCCAATTGATTATTGTTGATGGGGACTTTGACCATTTTCTGAACGCGAGAACGTTTGTAAAGTAACTCATTTAATAGCCGTTGGTTTGCTTCTTCAACTGTTAAGCGATCGCCTGTTGATTTAGCCTTAGTCCCAAAACCAACCGAGTATTGAGTTCGATCAAAGTATGGTGTTGCTGCAAAACCTTCTGATTTTTTAACTAGCGCAACTAAGCTATCTGTCACGCCAGCTTTACCGAAAATCTCCTCATTCTTACCACGCACAATATTGGCAGTGCGAGACGATAAACCCGCACCTGTGGGTAGTGCATTTTTCGCTGCTTCTTGGATAGGCTTAAAGCTATTAAGCTCTGTCCCGACGACGGCGTTCACAATACCTACTTGCCCCTTCCCTTCATCAAAAATCAATTGTTTTGCGCCACTTTGCTTGAGAGCATTTCGGAAACTGTCAAACTCTTGTTGGTTGGCAAAAACAATACACCCAGCACTCCCTGGGGCTGTCTGTCGGTTTGCATCTAAGTGAAAACCAATTGCAGATCGTTGAGTGCGAAAAGTGGGATTTACAGGAATAAATCTTGATCCAACTCCTGCTCCCATCCCTGCAACTTCGCCACCAATATTGTAAGTGCCATATTCAACAGGTGCTAGTGATCCGCTTTGAGTAGTTCCACCTGCCCCGAACATTCCTTGGGTGCGACGAGTACCGCTATTTACAGTGTGTTGAGCGATCGCCCGTCCTTGATCGTCATAAACTACCAAGGCTATTTTCTCTAGCCCGTTTTCGTCTTTTTGCCCAGTGCGGCGCATGATTACCTTGCTTTTGGGGTTCGCGGGTGATCCTAACCCAAAAAAACCTTGCACGCCCTGAACGATGTTCCCTATTATGTTATTACCATTACCAGAGTTAGGTGACGATGCCTGTAGCTGAACAGGATTCTTCAACCCCTCAACTATCTCGTTCGTAGCTTTTTTAATTATTTCTTTATTGCTGTCAATATTTCCGTTGACATTAGCGTAGGAGCTAACAATATATTCCTCGCCGTTAATGTTAACAATTCCAATGTTCCCGATAACTTTTGAATTGTTGCCTATTTTCCCTCCCGCTTCCCCTTCATATTTAAAATTTCTAGTTCCCCTTAATGCAGAACTCGCTAATCTCCCAGCTTCGGAATTATCTAACAATAATGTCCGCATTGCATTCGTGGTATCATTTGCAGTTGATTTGTTTTTAAACCCAACAGATCCAGGAATACTTAAAAGTCCTCCAATAACTGTATCGCTGTATCCTTTCTTATTTGCCAATTCTGTAGATTTTTTCGTCCCACCTAATAAGTTGATCAAAGCATTGGTAGATGTATTGTCTGAGTCCCTTAGCATTCGAGTTAATAACTCAGAGACTTTAATTTTTTGTCCTGATTTTAAGCTAGAGCCTTGAGCAATTTCCCCAGGTTGTAACGTTATTTCTTGCTTCAAAGACAATAATTTTTGCTTAACTTGATCCTTGATCAAATCACCGACAATTAATTTAATTGTCGAAGCTGGGGAATCAGGGGATTTGTCAGAATCAACACTTCCTAGTATCTTCCCGGACTGCAATTCTTGAATCAATAGAGACTGTAATTTATATTTTTTGGCTATGGCTTTTGTGTCTAGCGGTGGGGGTGATCCTAACCCAAAAACCCCTTGCAAACCCTGAACGATATTTCCTACTACGTTACCATTACCAGAGTTAGGTGACGATGCCTGTAGCTGTGCTTGCGGCTGTGTCGTTGGTTGTTGATTTTGTCCTGTTGCCCATTTCCAAAATTCCTCAGCCTTCTTGGTAGCTAATTGAAACGCGCTGCCAATTCCCGGTATTCCTTGACTTGCAAATTCCCCAGCTTTTTGAATAGCACTACCAATATTTGATGTCCATTTACCAATATTTTCGCCAATAGCTTGAGTAATTGAAACTGCGGTTTTTAGCCCTGCATTCAACAAATTAATGCCGTTAGTTGTGAGATTTACAACACCATTAAATAAGGACTGAATCAACTTAATCAATGATTTAACTAAATTTACACAGGTATTCCATGCCGCAACAATTCCATCAGCGATCGCTTTTGATATATCAATGGTTTTCTGCCAAATATTATTTAAAGTTGGTTCACTGGCAACCCAAATATCAGCCGCGCCTCTAGCACCTGCTTGGATACCACCAACAATTAAATTTATCCCATCAAAAATAAATTTTAACCCGTCAAAAACGACTTTAACTACTCCCCAAAAATCATTAAAGGCAGTAGACATATCCCTGATAATATTCGGGTTAGTTTCTAAATATTTGGTGAAACTTGTTATCCCGTCTAATAATAATTTAAACGCACCCGCTACTAACTCTTGAATAGCTTTATTTAGGGATTGAACCAACTGCGGATTAGCTTTAAAAGTTCCGACTAATTTCTCAGATTCTTTGCGGACATCCTTCATGATTCCGTTAGAAGATGTCAAGCCAGACACAATATCACCAAATGTCTGGACAATGAAATTCATGATCGGCTCAAATGCCACGCCGATTGATTTCTGGAACTGATAAAAAGTATCTTGGACGTTGGATAGACGACCTTCTAAAGTTTTTGCTTTATTCTCCATTGCCCCAAAATACGCCCCGCCCTCAGCACTCATGCGGCGTAAAGCTTCCTCAAGGTGACGAAATTCTAGTTTTCCGTCTGTGGCCAGTTGTCTAATTTCAGATTCCTTTGCCCCTAGCATTTTGGCAAGTTCAGCCCGAAGCTGCACCCCGCGCCCCGTAAATTGGTCAATGTCTTCATTCTGTAATTTCCCCTCAGTCCGTGATTTGGCGTAAACTTCCATCAAGTCGCCAAGTCTGGCGTTAGCACCTGCGGCGACATCACCAATGGTTTTGAGGTCTTTGATAATCTGATCTGGTTTTGCACCGGTTGCTAAGTTTTGGATTGCTGCTTGCTGTAAATCCTTTAGCTCAAACGGTGTAGTAGCTGCAAACTTCTCTAACTTGCCGACAAAATCATCAATTTCTTTTTGATTGCCCTTGAGGAAGGTTTTTAGTGAAGATTCAAAGTTTTGGAAGTCTTTGGTAACATTGAAAATCTCACCCGCGAATTGTTGAACCGCACCCAGTGCCGAACCAACTACACCAGTAATTGAGTTAAACGCCCCAATCCCAGCCCCAACAAAAACACCATTAAAGACATTGCTTAAAATGCCCTTAATCGGCTCAACTGCGTTCTTGAATCTATCCGTGAAAGTTCTCCCCGCGGCCTGTCCGGCACTCGCAGCTTGAGCAGTTGCTTGGTTTAAACCTCCTAGCCTGTTTCCTCCGACACTTCCAAAGGCTTGGTTTATCTGCTTCTCAATACCCTTGGCTACCTGCGTGGCGTAAGCCTTGGTTTGATTCAATTGTTGGTATAGTGCGGCTTGGTTGGCCGTTAGCTGTAGTTCAAGAGTACCAAGGGAAGTCATAGGAATAAACCCGCCTCAATGTTATAGGCATTTGAATGATTTTTCCCTTAAAAAGCTAGGATTAGATCATCTAAAATTGCTATAATCGAATTATCTCATAGAAAAAATTGCCATTATTTTCTGATATCCATCCAGAAGATTCGCTATTGTATCTGTGAGCATGGATTTTGTAGCCAGGATTTTTCGTTAATGGTTCAGTAATAAAACTGGGGTCAAACCAGATTATTCGGTTGTTGGGTTGAATGGCGAAACAACCGTTATCAAGTTTTAAAACATGGCCACATTTATGTTCGCTTGGATCTTCCGCCCAATCTCCACCAACCCAATCAATTGTGAACATATACTCACCGTCATACCATTTTCCATCTTTGAGAATGGTTTTACAACGTAGTTCGGAAAGGTAGGAATAGGCGATCGCACATGGCTGATAACTCAAGCAATCCCACAATTGCAACCAATCTAATGGTAGTTGCTCGCAATCTTCTCTCCAAGCGAGAGCATGAATTGGGACTCTAGCAAATTGCGCTCCCTGGTTAGTAACTAAATTAAACCCAACTGCCCGGCCAGGAATAGAAGTCATGCCGAATACCCGGACGGGTACGTATCCTGTTTGCTGTAAATCCCAATCATAAAGAAATGACTTGTTAATAAAACATTTGAAGTGGGGGATATCTATATTGAAGGTCATGTGCGATCGTAAAATAAAATCACCATTGTAACAACAAAACCGCCACTTGTGTAGCGGTTGTTGCGACAGTCATACGACTATCCCCTAACCCTGCTTTAAATTCATCAAAA